TTGCTAAAATGTATTTCAATGAAATTATGGCAGGACGTTATGATCCTGCTCCAAGTGCAACTGCATTTCCTAATGATTCAGACGAACGCTACGAAGGTATGTTAGTAGTACGTTCAGAGCTACGCAGTATGTGTTCGCATCATCACCAGCCAGTAAACGGTGTAGCATATATTGGTATTATTGCTGCAAATAAACTAATTGGTCTAAGCAAATATACACGTATTGCACAGTGGTGCGCTCGACGTGGTACACTACAAGAAGAACTTGCAAATGAAATTGCAAAGCAGATTCGACTAGCAACTAATGCAAGTCATTTAGGCGTATATGTACAAGCAACACACGGTTGTTGTGAGAATCGTGGCATTATGGCACATAGTTCGTTGACGCAAACCACTGTACTTGAAGGTGCGTTTAAAAACGATCCGGGTACAAAGAAAGAGTTCTTTGACAACATTAAACTACAACAGGAATTTGCTTGCTAATGGGTGATTATATTGCAGTGCGTATGGCACAGGTGTTTATTTTTGTAGTTTTCGCAATGGGCATGATTGGTTTAGTAAATGATTTAATTACAGGAAGGCTTCCATTATGAAACTAAGATATTCAGAAGCATTTTATAGTGTGCAAGGCGAAGGCAAGTTCGTAGGAGTACCCAGTGTATTCTTACGTACATTTGGTTGTAACTTCCGTTGTATGAACTTTGGCACAGGTGAAACAAAAGATCGTTGGACCCTGCACAAAGAAGGTAAAAAGTACAACGATGAAGTTGCAGAACTAATTGCTAAAGATGTTCATAAGACTACAGAAAAATTTGAAGACTTGCCTATCATTCACACAGGTTGTGACACATATGCAAGTATCTATCCAGAGTTTAAACACTTCAACAAACTTGCAGAAGTAGATGAAGTAGTTGAACATCTACTTTCACTTACTCCAGAAGGTAAGTGGACAATGGACAATGGTCAAGATATACATTTGATCATGACAGGTGGTGAACCTTTGCTTGCTTGGCAAAAGTTATATATCGACCTATTCGAACATCCACGGATGAAGGACTTAAAAAATGTTACATTTGAAACAAACACTACACAACCTTTACACTCAGAGTTTTACGAGTATCTTAACACTCAAAACAGATTTGAAGTTACTTGGAGTTGTTCCCCTAAACTTAGTGTTTCGGGAGAACCTTGGGAAACTGCTATACTGCCTGTTGTTGCTCATCAGTATAGTACTGTTAACGGTAGTGACATTTACTTCAAGTTTGTTGTCGCTACTGCTGACGACTTTGAAGAAGTTACTAGAGCTGTCGAAGCATATCGTGAACGAGGCATCGAGTGTCCAGTATATCTTATGCCGCTTGGCGGACGTTCGGAAGAATATAACCTCAACGTCAAAGAAGTCGCAGAAGCGTGTATGGAACGAGGATGGCGATTTACTCCAAGACTCCACATATCGCTATTCGGGAATGCCTGGGGGACTTAGTGAAGAAGATCTTGACTTGCTACGTGGTAAAAAGATTACAGAAGACACATACGAAAAAGTAAGGAGGCAGTTATAATGGGATGGTGGAATAAACTTGTAAGAGACAAAAAAGCCGAAGAAGAAAAGGCACAATTCGAAAAAGAAAAAGAAGAATTTCTTAAAAAGAAAGATCCTAAGGAGTATGCTACAAGACGCAAAGAACCTTGGGTAAATGTACTTGATGTTAAAGTAAACGAAGATAATGTTCGTAATGGATTCTTTGAACTAGACTGGAACAAATATTTTATTCAGCAACTAATTGAAAATGGTTACGGTGTTGAAAACGATCCAGAAGAAGAAATTGTTGATCGTTGGTTCCGTGACATTGTGTATAATATGCTTGCAGAAGATGGTATGGATACTGATAGAGGTGCCGGTTATATTAATGTTGTTCCAATTTCTAAAGGAAAAAGTGAAGTATCTTAATGGTTGACAAGTTACAAAATATATGTAATAATGTATATTGTAACTAATAATATAGGCAATAATAGATGGCAACTTATGTACTAGTAGACACTGCTAACACATTTTTTAGAGCTCGGCACGTTGTACGTGGCGATATTGATACGAAAGTAGGCATGGCGCTACACATTACACTTAACAGCATTAAAAAGGCTTGGCAAGATTTTAATGCAGATCACGTAGTATTCTGCTTAGAAGGACGCAGTTGGCGTAAGGACTACTATGAGCCTTACAAGCGTAATAGGCAAGAAGCACGTGATGCACTTACTCCACGCGAAGCAGAAGAAGATAAAGTATTTTGGGAAATCTTTGACGAGTTTAAAGACTTTATTGATACAAAGACTAACTGTACTATGATACGTCATCCGCAACTAGAAGCAGATGATTTGATTGCAGGGTGGGTGCAAAATCATCCTAACGACAATCACGTTATTATTTCAACTGACGGTGACTTTGCACAACTAATTGCACCTAATGTAAAACAATATAACGGTGTCAGCAATACTACTATTACACACGAAGGTTACTTTACAGATAAAGGTACACCTGTTGTAGATAAAAAAACTAAAGAAGTTAAGCCTGCGCCTGATCCGCAATGGTTACTATTTGAAAAATGTATGCGAGGTGATACAAGTGACAATGTTTTCTCTGCTTATCCAGGCGTTCGCAAGAAAGGCACAAAGAATAAAGTTGGCTTACTTGAAGCATATGACGATAAGTCCACGAAAGGTTATAACTGGAATAATCTTATGCTACAGCGTTGGGTTGATCATAACGGTTCTGAGCACCGTGTTTTGGACGACTACAACCGCAATGTAACATTATGTGATTTGTCTGCACAACCTGCAGAAATTAGAGAGATAATTAATAACACTATTGCAGAAGTAGAAACTAAGAACATATCGCAAGTTGGTATGCGTCTTATGAAGTTTTGTGCTAAATGGGATATGCAACGTATTGCAGATCAAGCAGCATCTTTTGCAGAACCATTACAAGCGAGGTATTTAAATGACAATTAAAGCAAAACCAGTACTTAAAGATCGTTTTTGGATTGTTGAAGACAACGGAGAAAAAATAGGTACTATGTCGCTTAACGAAGATCGTTATATGTTTGCAAGCCCTATTGAAACATGTTTTTTCGATAACAAACGTCAAATTAAGAAAAAGTTTACTCAATTTATTTGGGGAGACGAAGAAACTAAACCTATTACAGAAGAAAAATATCTTGTACAAGGATATCCTACAAGTGTAAAACCATACAACGAAATGTATGATGTTAAAAGAAAACTGCCGTTGTTTACAAAGTCAGAAAAATCTAAAAGTTTATATTGTGCAGGATATTATGTAATTCGTTTTGACAAAGGTTGGGTTAAAAGTTTTTGCCCTAAACTAATTACTATTGAACGTTACGAAACTCATGGACCTTATAAAACTGAGCTTGAGATGCGTCAGGAGTTAAGTCGTGTCAACAAATGAGCCAATAAACACTATTCCTCTACAGCAGTTCCTTCAGCAAGTTAAAAATGCTGAAGGTTCTAGAGCTAGAGAAATTAAATTAGACATTAATACTGCAAAAAATCTTGCATTTACAATTGGTATTGTTATGAGCAGATTACATGGCGATTTAGAAAAACTAGTAAAAGAAAACAACTCCTCAAACAATGAAACCATCGAAGTAAAATTAGATGGTGGCTCAGGCTGGAAGTAAACTACGTAGATAACTTTAAAAAGAGATAAATATATGCGTATATTATATTAAAGGATACGCATATGAGTAGACCTAAACCGACGGTTATACTAGAATACATAAACAATAAAACTTATAAATCAGAACAGGTTCTAGAAGCAGAAGCTATTTGGGCTGTATTTTATCAAGGAAAACCTTTTAATTTAAAAAGTTCAAATGCTATAACAAACTATCCTGGACCTAAGTATAAAAAAGTTAGTTTTTCAAATCCAGGACACGCACACAATCTAGCCAAAAAACTTAACGAAATGTTCAATTCAACAGAGTTTGAAGTGTTTAAACTCACTGCTGGCGAAAAAGTTGAAGAATGAACTGGAAAGAGACATATACTAAACTTTTTCTTAAAGAATTAGGAAAAGCTGTAGATAATACTAATGTTAAACAGTATATGCCTCTTTGGTGGCAAAACACTAGAAGTAAAAATTCTGGAGGACTTCGCTTAACCGAGGAAGGATACGAAGTCTTAAAAAATATAGAACTTGCTACATACGATATTCCATATCCTAAAGATATGCCTCTTACTACACAAGTTATTATCTTTTTAGATAATTTAT